TGAATTCTTGTTCCACCTTCTGATGCGTCAAGAAGTGAGTTTCTTACAACAGCACCAGATTTTATAAAAGCACTACGTTCTTTGATAGCCTCAGAAACATAGGTGCTCAAATTATTTCTCTTTACGATATCAGCTAATAAGACACCGCCAGAGTAATTCTGAAAAGGAGCAGCCATTGGCTTACCTAAAAGTTAAATTTACAGCAACCAAGCCACCGACTTGGGTGTTGAATCCACCGAATCCAACAATTAAGATTGAGCCTCTTGCTTGAGCACCGCTGCAAGTTGAGGGTTCTGTTCTGATAGTAGCATTTGTTGAGTTAGGTTGCCTGTTTTCCAAGGATTAACTTGTCCTCCACCTACATTTGATGTAGGAGTTGGTTTTGCACCCATGCCAGCAGCAGAGCTAGGTTTAAAATGATGTTCCCAACCACTTCCTGGATTTTTAAGACTAGATAGATAAGTATTTAAATCTTGTTCAACTCCACCATTTAAAACAACTACATTTCCTTCTGCATTTTTTTGTAATTTATTTTGTAATAATGATAAAGTTTGTTCTGCATTTATTGCACCTAAATTACTAATAGCTGCTAATGCTTTTGTTTTAGTAGAAGCAACTTCATTAGAATTTTTCATATCCTCTAAACTTTGCTTAAGAGCGTTATTCTCTTGTTGCATTTCTTGATTCGTTTTATTTGCTTCTTCCCATAAGGTTTTCCATTGTCCTTGTTCCTCTAATTCGGTTTTACGTTGTTGATCTTTTTGTTTATAAACATCATCTAATTTACCTTTAACGTCATTAAATTTTTCTAACCATTTTGCTTCATTTGCAGCATTCAACTTCTTTAAATCTTGTATCTGTTTTTCATATTCAGATTTTACAGAATCTAAAGACGGTGATGGGGGTTGAGCAGGTGGTTGTGCTGCAACTGATTCAGTTGTTTCAGTTTTTGGCTGAATTACATTTTCTTCTATTGCCATGTTTTACTCAGCGATTGGACTATCAGTTTTTTTCTTAGAAGTTTTTTTCTTAGTTACTTTTGGTGCAGGAGCAGGACAAGCTTCAGCAACTTTTTGTGCTTCAGTTTTAGGTTCTACTACTTCCCATTTCCAAGTTCCATCAGGTTGAAGAACTTTATCAAGAGATCCAGCCATAAGTTTCATTAAATTTACCTTATAATAGTATACTAACTGTTTTCTGTCTGATTACCACTAGGTAAAACTTCACCTTGTACTAAAATATCTCTAAATTCTTCTCTATCTATAACATTCTGATCAAATAATGATGTTAAAGCTGTAATATCTTGACCAATTAATCTTTCAATATCAAAATCTCTACTAATCTTTACTTCTGGTGGTTCAATTCCTACATATTCAGCAGATAAATTAAATGCTTTTTGTAGCTTTTGCTCAAGTTCCATCGACACCATAGCAAGCATAGAGTTTGTATCAACACGATCTAATCTTCTAGCATCAGCAGATTCTGCTACAAACTTTTGTTGACTCAAAGTAGATATTCCCAAAGTAGCCATTTGCATTTGTAATTCCTTAATTTCAGCAGATTGAGCATCAAAAGCACTACTTGCTGGCTCTACATAATAAACTTTATTACCAGGTTGAGTTGCCATTGCATAATTAACAGATATAGCAACATCTTTGGTTTGATCATCATATCCTTCCATTACAAGCATTGGTTGAGATGCAACGTGCAAACTATGTATTAAATCAGCTTGTCTTTGAAAATGTGCAAGATTTAAATATGCAATATCAAGTAAAGGTGGTTTACTAACTAAATTATCAACTTTTCCAGAATAAATTGTAACTAAAGGTATTTCACCAAGAGAGAAATTACCAGCTTCTACTTGTTTATAATCTTTATCTGCTGAACCCATTTCAAAATTTCCTGTCACACTGTTATCAGAGACATCATACATTTCTTCGATTTGTTCTTTTTTACGAAACACTCTGTACTTGCCAGGTTCTATTACTCTTATCTGGTCAAAAACTTTTTCACCAAACTGACCATCAGGCAATACAGCCTTTTCTGCAATTCGAGCCTGTATAAGATTCCCATAATTAGATTCTCTATCTAACCTCCACCCATAAAGATTTGTAGGATCTACTTCAATCCAATAGGGTCTACGATTTTGTTGTCTTTCTTCAGCAAGAGTTAAAGCACCAGAAGGAGCAGGATAATCTACAAGAATATGACTTTGACCATAAGTAAGAGAACACATTAATACTCTTCTTGCATATTCATCTAAATCTGACTTACAACCATCAACATCCATTTTGAACATTTCTGTCCAATAAGGATCTCCTATAAGTGTTATTGGTTTTCTTAATACAAGACCTGTAGCTGCTCTTATTAATCTCTGAGTAAAAGGACTAAATACTGCTCTATTCACTCTTGCAAGATAAGCTTCATAATCTTCTCTTGGTTCTAAAGGTAAAAAGGCTTCACTATTTTCTCTTAAATATTCAGTTCCTTCAGTAACAGCTTTCATTATTTCCCAACCTTTCATCATATCTAGAACAGCCCTCGTGCGAGTAAAAGGGCTGTCTATTCCACCTACAGAAGTAGATGAAACAATGTTAGTTCTGATAGGGCCTGGTACAGCATAAGTCATTTACGACACCTCCATTTTTTTAAAGCTAACGCTTTTCTTGTAGGTTCACCATTAGGTTTTTTCATTGGCCCAGGCATACCAGACATTCTTGCACAAAAAGATGCTCGTCTTTTAGCTGCTTTACTACCAGGTTTTACTTTTCCTGTAACAGGTGCTTTTAAATTACTACCAGTAGCACGATTATATTTCGCACGACCTTTTGCAGTAAGACCACCTGTTTTGGATTTTTCACCTCTTCCTACGCTTAAATTTACTTGTTTACGTTTCTTTCTCATTTGCCCACCTTTGCCTTTGCTTTTGTATGAGCCTGTTTAAAAGTATCACCCGCCCTCATTCTTTGCTTCATATACTCCATATGCTTTTTGCTATGGTGTTCAGAATGTTTATCTAATAAATTTTTTTGGCGAGTGGTAAGTTTCACTTCTTTTTCTTTTTTTTCTTAGAACGTAGCTTTTTAAGATCAGCAGCCGTAATCTTATCCCGTGGTGGGGCAACAGCAGCAAGTTTTCGTTGCTTTGCTGAATAAGATCGTTTAGGCATTAGACAGCAGAAGTAATAGCACCATTAGTTACAAAACTAACTGATACTGTAGAAATATCACCAACAGTAGAACTAAATGAAGTTCCTGTAATAATTCCGTTAAAACTTAGTTTTTTACTTCCTGATGTATCTAAAAACAGGTTAAATGCAGCATCACCAGCATCTTCTGTTGTTAATATATCGTTAATAATCTCAGCAGTATTATCTCCAGATGTAGCTGTGTAAAGAAGATCAACAGTACCAGAGCCAGAAATTAAAGATCCTACATACTTTCTAGAGGTATCTCCATGAGCAGTACACTCAAGAGTATCTTTTGTAGTATCTAATGTCCAAGCTGTTGTAGAAGCTACTGCTCCTAATGTTCCAGTTCCGTTATCAAATGATACAGAGCCTTCTTCACCACGAAAAAATGCCATGATTCTAAAAAAATTTTACTTATAACAATATATTACCTTGAAACTGCGTTTTTCACAGTTATTTTTTCTTCTTTTTACGTCTATGTTGATAAGTTATCTTTTTACTGCCTGTTTTTTCACGTTTAAACCTTGCTTTTTCAGCACTTGACATCTCTGAAGCTGTCTTAGGTGTCTTATTTGATACACGTTTGCTAGGTCTACAAGCTGGATAGCCTCGTTTTTCGCCTTTTTGACGACCACAAGGTTTTCCTGTCTTTACATCTACCCATTTTTCCTTAAACCAACGTTTAAGACCGCTATGCCTAGCCACGTTTTTTCCTCGTAATCTTTTTCTTGCTTTTGCTATAACCAGAAGCAGTTCTTCTCTTACCGTCTGGCCCTTTAACATCTCCTTTACATACTTTCACGGCATAAGCATTAGCGTAAGCAGAAGGATATACCCTAAATTTACGTTTTGCTGCTGCTTTACCTCTAGCACATAATTTACCCATTATTTACTGCCACAACTGCATCTTTTCTTCCCGCCCTTCTTTTTTTTCTTCTTTTTCTTAGTAGTAGAATGGTACATGATAAGAATTAGGTTGTTCTTAGTATATTCTAAACGAAGTTTGGCCGAGTGTCTCTGGTTTTGCCAAATTAAATTGTTGTAGACAAAGATAACCAAAAGCATCAAATGCGTGATCTACA